AAAAAACAATTATTATGGATGAGAAATTCTTTGTTACAAAATTAACATTTAATTTACCTGATGAAAATACTGGTAAAATGAAAAAAATTAGAGAAGAGAAATTAGTTAAAGGCTATTCTGTAACGGATGTTGAAGCAAAAGTAACGGAAAAGTACAAAAATTTTAGCCAAGAATGGCGAATAACCTCTGTATCTGAATCAAAAATTGATGAGGTTTTTGAATAAAAACTAATTAATTTTCTTTAAAACCCCAATCTTTAATTAGGTTGGGGTTTTTTTTATTTAACAAAAAAATGAAATTTAGTAACTTTTTTACTTTTCTGTATATTTATTTAATAAATAAATTAAAAAAATGCAAACTGAAAAAAATTTAGTAGAAGAAGCACTAATTCAAATGAAACAAATTGAAGATGTACTTACAGAAAACGCAAAAGGAATACTTGCTTCAACTATGAAACAAGAAATCGAAGAGTTAGTTAAAGAATCATTAAATGAACAAGAAAATGATTTTGAAACTGATGAGTTTGATAATGAAGATAATGAAGAATATGTAAATATTGATTCTGGAATAGATTCTGATGAGTTTGGCGATGAATCTGATGAGTTTGGCGATGAGTTTGGTGATGAATCTGACGAAGATTATGACGTTGATTCTGAAATGGGCGATGAAATGGGTTCTATGATGAATTCTGATTATGATGATACTATTGATATGAGGATGAAACCTAAATCAGAATTATTAAAAGTATTTAAGGAACTTCCTCCGGATAGCGAAATTATTGTTAGTAAAGATGGTGACTATATTTCATTAACTGACGAAGAATCAGATTCTGAATATTTAATAAAATTAGGTGAGCAAAATAATAAATTTAATATGAAAGAAGATAAGCAATATTCCCGTATGTTTAGACATCTTCACAACCAATCGGATAGTGGGTATGATGATTTGGATGATGATTATACCAAGTCAAGCTATGGTGATGAATATGAAGAAGAAGAATATGAAGATGAGAATATGTATGGTGATGAAGAAGATTATGAAGAAGATTATGAAGACAGTGAGAACATGTATGGTGATGAAGAAGAAGATGATGACGAGGAATATATGCCTGAAAATGAATTAGGTGAAGATAAAACACAAGATTCAATTAGCAGAATATTTGCAGAACAAAAAAATAAATCAAATGGAATTATTTATGAAATAGAAATAGATGAAGATTATGATTTAACTGAAGCTAAAAAGACTGCCAAGTTTAAGTACAGTATGCCAAAAAAAGGGTTTAATGAAAAAATGAAAGAGGGTCCTAAAAAAACAGGAACAGGTAAAGCAAAGTTTGACTATGATAAATCTGCCGCAAATGTTGATGGTAAGATGAAGAAAGTAACTACTAGCAAAAAAGAAGAAACCAAAGAAGCGTCAAGAACTTATGCAATGGGCAGTAAAGCAGGTAGGGGCCTTAGAAAAGGTGTAACACCAAATAGGAATTTAACATTAGAAAATGAAGTTATTAGTTTGAAGCAAAAAAATAATGATTATAAAAAATCATTAAACATTTTTAGGGAAAAACTAAATGAGGTTGCAGTGTTTAACGCCAATTTAGCATATGCAACTAGACTATTTACCGAACACTCAACAACAAAAAAAGAAAAAATAAACATTTTAAGAAGGTTTGATAATATTCAATCTCTACCAGAATCAAAACAATTATATAAAACAATTAACGAAGAATTATCAAAAGGCGTTGAGCCTTCATTAAATGAATCAGTTGGTAGGAAAATTTCAAATACAGCATCAACAGGTTCATCATCAAACCTTATTGAATCCAAGACTTATGAAAATCCGCAATTTTTGAGGATGAAAGATTTAATGGGTAAATTAGGTTAATAAATAATAAAATAAAAAACAAATAAAAAATGGGAGCATTATTAGAATCAGGTCTAGTTGGTAACATTGGGTTAAAACACCTAAAAGTTATCAAAGAAGATACTATTAACAAATGGAATAAATTAGGATTCCTTGAAGGCTTAAAAGGTCACTTAAAAGAAAATGTTGCGCAGTTATATGAAAACCAAGCATCATATCTTATAAACGAAGCAGCTAGTACATCTGATACTGGTGCGTTTGAAACAGTAGTGTTTCCAATTGTTAGGAGAGTATTCTCTAAATTATTGGCTAATGATATTGTATCTGTACAGGCGATGAATTTACCAATTGGTAAACTGTTCTTCTTTGTACCGCAAATTCAATCATACAATGGTACTGATCATTATCAGCCATATGGTGCGCCAGGTAATTCTGGAAACCCTACTGATGGTTATAATGATGGTAGCAAGAATCTATATGATAGATTTTATGAAGGTAATGAGCCAGGTTTGAATCCAGAAGGAATTTATGATTATTCAAAAGGTCAGTATAGTGCTATTACTGCAACTGCAACTACTGTTGTTTGGAGTGCTGGTACTTTAGTTTCATCAGGTTATACTGCTGGTACATATAGAAAAGTATTATTAGCAATGACTGGGTTTGGAAGTGATGGTGAAGGTAAACTTATTGGACCTGATGGACACCCAATGGATAACGAAAGTTTCTTGGCTGGATTAACAGTAACTGCTAAAGATACAGGTGCATTCTCTGGTGTTACGACAACAGCTGGACTTGGTAATCCTTTATTGTTTAGAATTGTTACTCAAAAGTATGCAAAAGGACTTGTTCAATATGGTGGTGATAAAGTATCAACATTCCCTAGTGATAGAACAGGTGGTGGAACGTATAATGATTTATCAACGCCAGAAGGTGTTGTTTATATTGAAGTTGATTTGCAGAGACCAGCAACAGTTGGTGCAGATTCATTAGATGGTTATACTGGTTTTACAACAACATTTACTGGAACAACAGGTGCTGCAACTGATTTTGAAGTTACTTATAAAATTTATAAGAGTCTTGAATTTGAAGATAAAATTGGTGAAGTTTCTTTTGACCTTCAGTCTGTTACAGTTTCTGTTACTGAAAGAAAGTTAAGAGCGCAATGGTCGCCAGAAATGGCACAAGACGTTGCTGCATTCCACAATATTGATGCAGAAGCGGAATTAACTGCTTTATTGTCAGAGCAAATTGCTGCTGAAATTGATAGAGAAATTCTTCGTGACCTTAGAAAAGGTGCTGCTTGGAATTTACGTTGGGATTACAATGGTTGGAAGAGATTGGGTACTAATGCTGTGCCTTACACACAAAAAGACTGGAATCAAACATTAATTACTACAATTAATCAAGTTTCAGCTCAAATCCATAAATCAACATTGAGAGGTGGTGCAAATTGGATTGTTGTTTCTTCTGAAGTAAGTGCTGTATTTGATGATTTGGAGTACTTCCACGTATCAAACGCATCACCAGAACAAGACCAATACAATATGGGTATTGAAAGAGTAGGTACGTTAGCTGGTCGTTACCAAGTTTACCGTGATCCTTACTTCCCAGCAAACCAAATTTTGATGGGTCATAAAGGAACATCTTTACTTGATACAGGTTATATTTATGCACCTTATGTACCATTACAATTAACACCAACAATGTATAACCCATTCAATTTTACACCAATTAAAGGTATAATGACAAGATACGCTAAAAAGCTGGTTAACAACCGTTTCTACGGTAGAATTACAGTTGATGGTGTTAGAACATTTGATTTAAATGAGTTAAGATAATCAATTTTATATTGATATAATAGAAAGGGTTGCAAGTTTTTGCAGCCCTTTTTTTGTTTTAAAGAATTAACACATATTTTAAATTACCAGTATCCCATATTCTATCAAAACCTAATTCATTCATTATTTGTGTTTCAGATTTATTCTTATCATAACCCCTACTCACCAATCGGTCTTTTCTATAATTGAATCTATGTTCTCTGACATCATATTTCTTGGTGTAGGAGTAATTTGGTTTTGTTACGCCTATGTAATTAAAACCTACTTTTGAATAGAAGCAATATTCATTAGATGGCGACCAGTTCCTATTTGCATAGGTTATTATTTTACTTGGTGAGTATGTTTTGATAAAATGTTTTAATAACTTACTAAAACCCCCAACTACATTATTGGAGCAATACCTATATAGTTCATATTCATCACTATATAAGGTTTTATTTCCTAGGACTTTTCTTAACTTACCAAATGTGATTACAGCTTCTATATTGTCATTATGCTTTAAGCCAAAATATATGGATGATTTATCATTCCCTTGTAGGTGGTTTGAATTTAAGAACTTGCTTTTTTCTTGATTTGTTATGGTTACAATCTGGCAATTTCTTGCATATATTTTTTCATTATTTTGTTTTAGCAAATTAATCAATCTATTTTTAACCACGTCTTTTTTGGTTAACCATTCATCAGAGAATATATGGATTAGTTGTATGTTTTTTTCTATACATTTGTTTGTTTTGTTAATATGATAATTCTTGTGTTTTCCTTGTTTCTCTGAATGCCAGTATAATCCATTATATTCTATGGCAATGTTATGGTGGGGGAGATATAAATCCAATTCTATTCCAGATAGAAGTTTCTTATCACAAACAATGACTTCAACATTTAGGGATTTAATAAACTCTTCAATTTCAATTTCAGATTTACTTCTATATGTATGGTTGATAACACAATTATTTAAATTATCAACAAATTGTGTTTTTGTATTATTTGAAACTAGTGAATCATCTCCAAACTCTTTTCTATAATCATTAACATTTGTGTTATGTAATGATAGGTGGGTGTTACTAATTGTTTTAAATTGTTCATCACATATTTTACAAGTGATAAAGTTATTATCATCCTCAAATAATTTTTCTCTATCATTTAATTTTATGTATGTTGGGAATAGATGATATTCAGATGGGTGATTTAATAGATAATCATCCACATTATTGTGATTTGTTTCAATATGTTTTGTTAATGATCCAGTTTTATTTGTTATATCTTTTGTTTTCCAGCCACAATCCAAACATTCTGTATAAGCAACAATATTCTTTTCTATAATATCAAAATAATTTAAATGCCAATAGTTTCCAGTATTATTTAAATACATTCTGCGTTTGAATGATGACAATATTTCTATGTTGGGATAACATTGTTTAATATGATTGGTTATTCCCCCACTTTTGTTTTCAATATCATTAAATTCTTTGCCACAGTTTTTGCATTTTATTTTTGAATCAGGATATATTATTTGTTCAACTTGTTTATTTTTTATCTGACCTCCTTTTGATTTTAGGGGTATATGATTATCTGTTAAGATTTTCTTTATCTTTAACTTCCCAATTTTATATTCCTTTGCCAATGATTCAATAGAATGATTGGTTGTGTATTTTTTGATGATATCTTGTTCCATAAGTATAATTATACATTATATGATACAATTAAAAAACAAATTAGTTTGATATTTATCAATAAAAATTTTATGGAAAATAAGCCATCATTTTTGAATGAAGATTTAAGAGTTTGGTTTGGTGATAAGAAAAAACCAAAAGGTAGCAGCCAACCAAAAGGACCCTGGGTTAATATATGTAGGAAAGATGCTAATGGTAAGCATCCGCCCTGTGGTAGAGAATCTGATGAAAAAGGTGCTTATCCTAAATGTAAGGCAGCAGGTGTTGCTGGTAAGATGAGTGATGCTGAAAAGAAATCAGCTTGTTCAAAGAAAAGAAAAGCTGAAAAAAAGAATCCAAAATCTGGAACGGGTAATAAGCCAACAATGGTTACTAATGAAAGTATAAGAAAAGTTATACATAATTTTTTGAATGAAAATACAAAAATTATTGAAAATATATTTGGTGCTGGTTATAAAGTTTATTTTAAACAAGACACACTTAGATACGGAATTGTTAATACATATAATGAAGCCATTAAATTAAAAAAAGAGATGGAGAATGAAACTAATGATAAACTTGGTATAATTAACCTAGAAAAAGACGCACAAGATGAGTATAATGAAAATATTAAAAAGGCAGGTGGTAATTTTGATATAAATACAAAATGGAATTATACTGGGACAGTTTTTTTGGGAAATAAATTTAAAGATAAGGATGGTGAGTTATATTTTATTGAAATAATAAAAACAGATAATGGTTTGGAAGTAATTGTTTCCACTAATAGATATAATAGAATTGCATTTTCTGAATTTAAATATGATATGTCTGAAAATTTAAGGAATAATATGTATGTTTCAGTGTCACCTGGTTATCAAAATAAAGGAATTGCCAAGGCAATGTATGATTATGTTGTTTTAAATGATTACACATTAAAACCTGCATTAAGTGGGCTTCTTGATGATGGTATTAAATTATGGAATAGTAATGCTAAATATGAACAATAATCTAAAAGGCTTCAACCTTAATTAAAAAGTTTTCTTTTAGATAATTTGATAACTCATAAAAGGTATCAAATTTTGACATCATTTTATTGTCAAACGCTTCAAGTATTTCTAAATGGGTATTTTGATGTGATATGAAGAATTTAAACATCTCGTATTCATATATAACATTTACATCTCTATCAATAATATTGATGTAAATGTTTTCATCCTCAAAATAAATCAATCTTTCTGATGACTTTGACGAATATGCCAATTTTGCATCAGGATGGTTAATCAACTTAATGCAAACATTTTTGCACCGTATATCGTCTTCTGACGGGTCAACTATTGCTAGAACGTTTTGTTTGAATGAAGAAATTAAATTATTAAGCAATAATAATACATTCATTGGTTTATTTTTAATTCAACTATAATATTTTTTTTAAATAAATCAACCTATTGTTTCTTCCATTTTCCACCTAATTTCTTATAACGTTTTGCTGCAGCACCATTGCAATATGCACTTGGGCATACTTTATATCTTGATTTTGCCCAGCTTAAACATTGACTCCATAATTTTGGGTTTGTTGGTTTATTCTTTTTATCTTTTGCTTCTGTTAAATTCTGGTTATCCCTATTTTCAAATTCATTCATCATAAAATCAAAAACTTGATCTAAGTTTTCTTTTGCAACTGTCACATGGTCATCAGCCCAATCATGCCCATTATTTATTAATTCATTGACCTCATCTGGTTGCAGTTCAAGCAATAATTCGCATTGTCTTTTTATCTGTTTTAGATTACCAAAGAACATATAATTTTCAGTTGCTTGTTCTTTTATGGCATTTTCAATAATTCTTTTAATTGTTGGATTAATCATTATAGTAATTTTATTAATAAATATCTTTTTTTATGGTTTACAACCTATATATTTTGATTTTAATGAACTTTTTTTATAAAATGATATACTAATATAATAATGTGATTAAAATCTATTCTATTCAAAATGTAGGGGTAAATTTAATGCTTTACGCTTGAATTTCTATATCACCTACAATCTCACCACCTTTTGAAGTAATAATGTCACGTAATTGACTTCTAGTATATTTATCTGAAATTGCTGTAAACATAAAAGTTAAATCCTCTCCAACATATAAATTATAAGGAATGTATGTTAATTGGTAACAACGTTTTATACTTAAAAAACCCTCAACATGTAAATTATTTGGGAGATTTAACATCTTTGGGATTTCCCATAACCAGAAATTATTATCAACACGTAAACTCTTTGGTAATTCTAATATATTTTCGCAACGTATTATATCTAAATTACCCCCAACATATAACTTATCTGGAAGTTTTGTTAATCGATTACAATTTTCTAAATTCAAACTACCAGTAACATATAAATCATTTGGAAGTTCTGTTAGGTGATTAGAATCTTCAAAAACCAAATTACCCTCATGCTTATATTGAACACCATCTGGGTGGGTTTCAAATTTTTTGATTACACTATTTGTTTCTTTTAAATTAACCCACTCTTGTGGTATTTTCCTATTTTCCTTTTCTTCAAGGAATTTAAGTATATTGTCTATTGTGTTTGTTTTCATATTTTATATAATTACCAATTTCTACTTATTTTCCCTTTAATATACCCATTTATATCATCTGATGGCTTAACCATTTCTATTAAATCTTCATCTTCATATCTTTGTAATAAGGTATCACCTATATACAAATTAAGTTCAACTTTCAACCCTTCTGGTAGTCTAGTTATTTTTTTACAGTCCGACAAACTCAAATTACCCCAAACAAATAATCCTTCTGGTAATGAAGTTATGTTTGTGGATGATAAATCTAAATTACCCTTAACTTCTAATCCTTCTGGTAGTGAGGTAATTTGTGAAAATGCCAAATCCAAATCACCATCAATAGTTAATTCTTCTTTTGTTAGTGGTTCATTAAATATTAGTTTCCATTTAAAAGGTGCATTTTTATTCTCCTTCTTTTCAAGAAAATCAAATATTCTTTTTAATGTTTCTTTTTTCATTATCTTAATATATATCCAATTATATAACCATCTGGTTTAACCATATCCCTTATTTCTTCATTTGTATATTTCTTTGCAAGTGGTGTGTTATTTATAAATAAATTACCTTCAACTTTTAATCCATTTGGTAGGGAGGATAGATTTTCACAATATTCTAAATGCAGATTTCCGCCAACAAATGAATCGTTAGGTAATGATTCAAAATTTATGCAACCCCCTAAATATAAATCTTCCCTAACATACAACCCTTCTTGTATTGATTTTAAATTTTTACAATCAATTAAATTCAAGTATCCCAAAACATTTAAGTCTTTTGGTAATGAGGTTATATTTGTTCGAGTTAATCTTAAATGCCCCTTAATAGTTAATTGTTCTTTTGTTAGTGGTTTATTATTTAGTAATTTCCACATAAAAGGTGCATTTTTATTCTCCTCCTTTTCAAGAAAATCAAGTATTTTTTCAATTGTTTCTTTTTCCATTATTTAAATATTTCTCCTTCTATAAATCCAGGTTTAATCATATCTCTTATTTCATCATCTGAAAAGTTTGTAAAATTACTTCTTTTAATATTTAAACTACCACCAACATATAATCCTTTTGGTAATGAGGTTAAACTCCAACTCTCAATTAACCATAAATTGCCCCCAACTTCCAATCCTTCTGGTAATGATTCTATATCTGAATGGTTTAAATTCAAATCACCCTCAACTTTAAACCATTCTGGTAATGATTTTATTGTTGAGCCTCTTAAATTTAAATTACCATCACACACAAATTGAGAATCATCTGGATGGGTTTCAAATATCTTTATTAATTCA